AGAGGCTCCGGTAATTAAGGTAGTTGCTCCATTAATAACCCATACTTGATAATTTGCACTATTACTTCGATCTTGAATTGTAAGTTGTTGGCCTACTTGTAATAGAGCTAAAAATATATCAATATCAACTATTGGAGTATCCGTTAAATGATTTATGTTTATTTGGGTTGAATTAATTAGTGTTGCATTATTCCAAAGAATATGACCATCTCCAGGATTACCTGATTGTGCATTATCTTTAGCTTCATAATAGAATACACTACTTGAAACACCATTTGCACCGGAAGTACCAGACGTTCCATCTGAACCAGAAGTACCAGAGGTCCCATTAGATCCTATTCCACTTGTACCTGATGTACCATTAGACCCTGAATCTCCTGATGAACCTGAGGTTCCTGATGTACCGACTGAACCATCTGTACCGCTTGTACCTGAAGTACCGGTAGAACCTGAAGTACCATCTGACCCGTTAGTTCCACTAGTTCCGCTTGTACCCGAAGTTCCGCTTGTACCCGAAGTACCGTCTGAACCACTAGTACCAATAGAACCATCTTGACCTGAGGTACCGCTAGTACCAGAAGTACCACTTGTTCCACTTGTGCCGTCTGAACCATTTGAACCACTAGTTCCTGATGTACCAGAAGTACCATTTGAACCATTTGTTCCGGAAGTTCCATCAGAACCATTTGACCCACTAGTTCCAGATGTACCGCTTGTTCCAGAAGTACCATCTGAACCATTAGTTCCTGAGGTACCACTTGTTCCACTTGTGCCGTCTGAACCATTAGTTCCACTTGTACCGCTTGTTCCGCTTGTACCGTCTGAGCCATTAGAACCTGATGTACCGCTAGTTCCATCTGAACCGGAAGTACCAGTAGAACCATCTTGACCTGAAGTACCGCTAGTACCACTAGTGCCTGAAGTTCCAGCAGAACCTGAGGTTCCTGAAGAACTTGTAGAACTACCTGGTCCAACCCATTGTCCTTGGTCGTTTATTACTTGACCATAAGCGGCAATATCAAAAGATTTTGCAATAAAAGTATCAGCGGTTATGTTAACCTCATTTGTACTTACTTCGATTGGAATTTCTACTCCCAATCCATCAGTTAATTTTTGTGGAGTTCCTGAGACTCCGCTCGTTCCTGAGCTACCAATACCTACAAGGGAAGGATAAGTTTGGTATATTGTTTTTCCGGTTAAATTGGCCATTCTGGTTCTTTAATTTTATATACAGTTATTCCAAACAAGTGTACTTAGGTTCCATACGTCTGGAAAGGTAGACCATACTGCACATTCATTTGGTTTTCGGGTTAAGTAGACAACGCTTTTGCTACTTTCATTATCACTAATATAGGTTACATCGGGTACCTCTTGAAATCCATTCTCAAGAAACATTTGGCCTCTGTTAATTAGCACTCCTGGTTCAGGATCTAATGAAGGAGCATTAACTGCCCATAATTCATAGTCCCAATTACCACTAGGACTAAGTGCAACAATACCATTTATTGGATCTTGTGCATTGGTAACAGTTAAGGTAATTTCAAATTCAGTATATCGAGGATTTTGCTTTACAATATTAGGAACTACCGCAATAGGTTCTCTAGCAAAACCATTCTTAAAAATGAATAAGAAGTTATTAGTATTCCAAGGGTTATTCTCTACAGCAAGTGTATTAATGTAGACAATAATTGAGTTTTGGCTGAGATTGTTTAAATTAATCAAGAGACTTCCACTATTTTAGTATTAGATATAAAAAACTTCATAGTTGACACTCACTAAACAAAAAAAGGGCCCTGCACAAGCAGAGACCCTCTTTGATTCCTAAGGTATAGGATTAAGTAGTTACGATAGTAATACCGCCAGAAATACAACTCGCTAGATCATCAGCTAATGGAACCATCGGTGATGGTTCCTGCCCTTGAAGAGTGATAGTGTATCCGTTAAGATCGCCTACAGCAGTTCCAGTAGCACCAGAACCAGCAGACATTACACAACCTCTTTCAATACCCATTAACCAGTTTACGTTATTGTTATCAACAAAGACAACACGTAGATCGCGGTTTTGAGCAAGAAGTAGAATTTGATTGCGTTTAGCAGCATCCAATTTTTGGAATACAGCAGTCAATTCTGGTTGGTAGAATACAGTACCGTTAACGTTAGAAACGTTAATAGACTCTGTAGTTGATGCAGTATCTTTTGGAAGATAGAATTGATAGAAAGTACCAGTTCCAGAAAGAACTGATATTTCTCCAGCAATTTCAGTTACGGTAACACCGTTCCAATCTCCAGCAAATACATACATCTCTTTCACACCACCGATTGAGTTCATACAATCTAGAGCAATGATATCATTTATTAAACAAGACATGTGTTTTAAGATTTTTTTAGTTTGATAGAGGGGAGTCGTTAAACTCCCCTTTCTCGGTTTTTATTAAAGTGTTGAAACGAATTGAGAAGCGTAAGCAGCAGTTCCTAAACGGAATTTAGCCATAAAGTTTACGATATCTTGTGAAGGATCGTAGTAGAACTTAAACTTATCTTGATCGTCTAACAAACCTGTTCCAAAGAACATGTATTTCTTAGGCCCTAAGCAGATGTAGTCGTTATCGTTGATACCACCAGCAGCATAGATAGTTACGTTAGTACCAGGATAAATGAATGCAGAAGGACCAGTAACACCAGCCGCATTAGTGATGTTAGGGTATTGAGCGATGATCGCATTACCTTTAGCTTGTAAAGCTTGAACAACGATAGCGTAGTTAGAATATGACATAGACATAACTAGATCGTCTTCTTGCTTAAGAGCATTTGACAATTTGCTGATGATTCCCCAGATAGTAGCATCTGCAGTAGCAACTGTTAAAGGAACAGTGATAGCTGGAGTAGAACCAGAGTTACCAGAGAAAGTAGCACCATTAGCAACTGTGATTTGATCCATAAGACCGTCTAGTGTAGCACCATCACCTTGCCAGATTGTGTTCTCAATGTATTGAGCAATATTGTTTACTTTGTTATCAGCGATCAATTTCTCGAAAGGAACTGATTCTAGATAAGCAGATGGAGAAAGTTGGCTTGATAACCAGTAGTTACGAAGATCTTCTGGGCAAAGTTGCTCTTTCAACATTTTTGATTGTACTACTAACGGGATTTGAGAGAAGTTAGTAGAGTTTGTTCCAGTTTGACCTGAACCAAATCCACAAGTTGAATCTTTGATATCAACTGTAGAGTTCAATACGTTGATTGCAGTTGTTCCAGCAGTTAAGCCAGCACGAAGAGTCAACATTTGAACTGAGTAGCTCTTCAATAGAGCAGCACTGATTAGGTCTGTAGACAACTGATCAGTATAAGTACTTAGGGCAGATAAATTAAATGACATGATTTAAAATAATTTTTTTTTAGTTTGATTTTTATTTTACGAATTCTGATCGTAATGTTTTAAGTGCAGCAACTCTTGCCTCGATTGTGTCGATAGCTCCGGTTACTTCGGGTGATTTAGAAATCTTTACTGCAGCAGGTGCTTTAGCAAATTTCTCCATTTTGGTTTTCATAGCTCCCATTTCTTCTTTAACCTTAGAAATTTCAGTAGCACATTCTTCGATAGCAGCGAACAACATGGCCATTTTTTCTTCGATCTTAGCAGCAATTTCGTCTTTGATTGGAGTTTCTGTTTCTTTTGTTACTTCAACTTCAGTTTCAACAGCAGCAGCTACTGGAATAGTAGCAGTTTCTTCTGTTTCAGTTTCTACTTCAGGAGCAGAAATTTCAGAAATAATACCATTAGCATCAACTTCGATTACATTTCCGTTTTCTAACGTATGGTAACCTTCAGGTGCTGGTGTTTTACTTCCGTCTTCAGCAACAATCATTACAGGGAATCCAACTTCTAATTTCTCAACTTCAACAATAGTTCCGTCTTTTAGTGTTGCCGTTTCAAACTTGATTGGCATATTCAAGACTTCTCTAATCTGGTTAAGCTTTAACTTGTAGTTACTCATTCCTTTTAGATTTTTTTACAGAGCTTTTTTATGCTCTTAACCTTAAATACAGATAGAGTGACTATTGACATTTTCCAAGCCAATATTTTAAGGGTAGTGGTATATTAATTATATGAAAACACAACTCAATCCGATTGTTGAAGAAGTCAAGGACAAATTCAATACGGTTCAGATGATGACCGAAATGTTTATTACAAACGAAGAATCAGTAAGTAGAGGTCTCCTAGTAAGCGGTAATGCTGGTATGGGAAAAACCTTCTTTGTTCAAAAAGCCTTTAAGGATATTAATGCAGAGGATCGCGTTCAATATATTAAAGGTAGTTCAATTACTTCTGCTGCTCTATATTGTATTCTATATGCAAATAGAGAACCTGGCAATGTCTTAGTATTAGATGACGTTGATCTTATCCATAAAAGTAAAGGCGAAGTATCTACTATTTTAGATCTATTTAAAGGAGCAACTGAACCAACTAAAGGTTCTAGAATGATAGGTTGGCAAAGAGCTTCAGCCAATCAACTAATGAAAGAAAATGAAGTCCCAATGGAATTTGATTTTCAAGGAGCTATCATTTGGATTACTAACGATACTATCCAAGATATTGCAGATAAAGCCAAAGGACACTGGAATGCAATTAGTTCTAGATTTACTCAGATTCCAGTATGGTTAAACGACCAAGAGAAACTAATGTACACTTTGCATCTAGTTGAAGAATTAGATATGCTTGGAGAATCGTGTTCAGTTAAAGAAGGTGGATTTCCAAAAGACGTAATTGAAGATACTATTAAATATGTTCGTAAGAACTATAAAGTAATAACTGATATTTCTCCTAGAGTCTGTACAAAAATTGCAGATATACGTATGACCTTTCCTACTCGTTGGGAAATGTATTGTGACAATCAATTTATCTCTAATTAATCATTATGGAAAAACCGTTTGGTAAACCATTAACTCTAAAGGGTTTAGAGAATGGAGATTTAGGAGACTCTAAATATTCAGTAAGTAGAGAGATTCAACGTGAAAATGGAAAACTTGCAAAAGATAGTGGTCAATTATTAAAAGTTGCAGATAAAGGTAGAGAAACTCAAAAGACCAATGGTCATTGGAATAAATGCATGTCACTTGGTGGAATAAAATCTACTGCAAAAGAAACTCAATGTAAATATTGTGATCTTAAAGGAACCGGTCCAAGTATTAATAGGCATACTATTAGATGTTTAAATAATCCTGAGTTCTTTAATGAATTAAGTATAATTGTTTCAATTATGCCAAACGAATTTACTCGAAAGGATTTAATTAACGCAAGTAGTGTTAGAACATTCTTTAAAATAGAAGATTCAGGTCTAATTAAAAAGACTGGTCAATTTAAAAATAGATTTCCAATTTATACTAAGGTTTAATTAACCCTTTAAAATCTTCTTGATTTTAGTGTACTTACGTTGAGCTTCAATCTCTTCCATATCTGAAAAAAGTCCTTCAACTGAAAAGCCTTTAAGTTCGCCAGCTTTTACTCTTCTACGAACCTCAGGA